GCCAGGGAAAACTTCGGAGGGTTACGGAGCGTGTTTGACAGATGTAATACAAGGGAAGAAAATGCAACATCTATTACCAACCCCTCAAGCGATGGATTCAATGACAAACCCACCACGACAAATAACATCATCGGGCAGGATAATATCGAATCAGGGACACAACGGGAGCGCACCATTAAAGGACTTAGCAATGAATGGAATGCTACCGACTCCGATAGCAGGAGACTGGAAGGGTCAGTTGAGGTCGGACGGAACTGCGAATATGTTATCAGGGAAAATGGCACTTCTTCACAAACAGGGGCTGTTACCAACACCGAGAACATCAGACGAAAGAATGCATTGGAAAACGGAAAATTGGAAAGGGGACGATTTGGGCAGTCACATCAACGAAATGCTTGGGACTCGTTCCCATCTGTCTCCCCAATTTGTAATGGATATGATGGGCTTTCCAACCGACTGGACGGAATTACCTTTTCTAAATGGAGAAACGAATCCATCAAAGCAGGAGGTAACGCAATAGTGCCACAGGTAGTTTATCAAATATTTAAAGCAATAGAATTATATGGAATCCAAAATCCAAGCCAGCATAAAGGCACGCTTTGAGAAAGCGGGATGGTTAGTAGTAAAGCTTATCCAAACGAACTGCAACGGGATACCTGACCTCATGTGCTTAAAAAACGGCAAAACCATCTTTGTTGAGGTGAAGCAGCCGGGACGCGAGCCAACGGAGCTGCAGAAATACAGGCATTATGAACTAATAAAACAGGGCTTTACAGTCCACGTATTGACAACCGATAAAGATTTAATAATATGAAAGATATAATAATCGCAAATTTAATAGCCTTAGGCGTTTTAGCTGTTTACGTTATTTATATAGTATTGACAATAAATAAAGTAGTAAAAAATGACAAGGACTGATTATATTTCCAAACTCAGATACGATCAGAAAAGTATCATTTACGAATACTATAAGCTGAAAAACAAGCGCCCTCCGTTTTTATCTTATAATGAGTTCATGACATTCGCATCCATGAGATTGGATATGGACAAGGCTTTCGTAACCGCCCGCAATCACTTCGAGAATGAATTTAATATCGTATATCTACTAAACAAAGAAAATCAAATTATAGACATTTTATGACAACCGAACAAGCCGTAAAAGTAATAAAAATTAATCTTGAGATCTTTATGGATTCAGTGCCGCAGCCTTTACTCGATAAAATTGAATCCGTTATAAATAAGACGCGAACCATCGTAAGAAAAGAAATCATTTTAGAAAACCGCCTCCCTGAAAAACCCGATCTGCAAAAAGAATGGCTAAGGGTTTGCAAGATTCACAACGTAGATCCTGTGACGTCAAAAAAAGGTAGGCATTATCAAAAGATTTGCGCAAAGGTTCATTTCATTCGCCACGTCCTTTTAAATTACAAATACATTACTTTAAGTGAGCTTGCGCGCTTCCTCGATTGCGATCACACGTCAGTAATTGCGCTAAGGGATCGTAGTAAGGTTGAATGCGTTTACCCGCCATTTTATCAAAAAAAGAGGGTTATTATCAACGCTCAGAAGTTTCTCGGATAATCTTTTGCAGCTTGCGTAATGCTATGTTGATAGTGTTGTAAGCGTTTTTCTTTGCCTTTATTTGGTCTTCTTGCTCTTCATCGTAATTATTAAAAGATGCATCTTCGAGGGTAGTTAAAACCGTTAGGGCGCAATCTATAACCATCGTAAGATCGTATTCTGGCACCTCTATTTTAATTGGTTCTTCGCTCATAGGATTTTGCCTTTGTGGATCCTGTAATTGCGGACGTGGAAATCTTTTCCGTTGTCCGATAAGTCAACTATTGCCATTCCATGCGCCCATTTGTTAATTGGCAGATATGCGGGGTTTAATTCGCAAAGGCAACCGAGCGACCACGTTGTAGTAATTTCCCCATTCATATTGCTTTCTGTGTGTTCTGAAACCGCGTGATTATGTCCCTGCATGGCGGTAACTTTGCCCCTCAAAAACAACCCCCTTGCAATGTTCACTGGGCTGAAGATGGATTGACCAAACTCGTGACCGTGAACGATATTCAAATCATTGGTCTTTATAATGCGTTTGTCGCCTATTAAATCAATACCGCGTGCATCTAATCCTAATAAATGTTTTAGCTCAAATTCGCGCACTCCAAGCAGCTCAGGAGCTACTCTCATTAAATAGTGCTCGTAACGTTCTTCATGATTGCCTATCTTAAAATAAATATTAGCTCCGAACTGGCTAAGGATATCGAGAAAGTCGCGAGTTGCCTGTAGTTCATGTGCAACTGATCTTTTGCGTGGGTCTTTCATGAACCTGCTTAATCCGTAAAAATCTATCGTATCCCCATTCAATAATATCGCGTCCGGCTTTTCACTTTGTATGAGATCAAGCCCGGCACCAAGAGCAGACAAAGAATGGAAAGGAATGTGGATATCACTTAAAACAGCTAACTTTTTGGCTTTGATAATAAAAGGCTCATAAGTTGTCTCTTCTGACTCAGGCAGCTTCCACGGGTTTTTGGGGCGTTCTTCTGTCATATATAAGCTTTTATCTTTTACTTCATTACGTAATCTTTTGCCTGATTTACCTTCTATCATTCTTAAAGATGACCTTGCATTATCAACGCTTGTAAACACCTCAACATTCTCTTTATACATTATTTTAGCCAGCGTAAGCGTAGGCATTGCCATCCCGTACTTTGCCCGATATTCGCGGGCAATATTTGATTTATTGAACAGGGGCATAATATAGATTTGCTTCTTCTTCCCTACGCTTTACAAGTCCGGGAAGAACTTTACCACCGCCGCGCGTCCATCGCATGAACTCTGCACGGATTGTAGGATCGTTTGGGTTGGCATTGGCTTTGCGTGCTAAGGTTGAGCGGCTAAATGCTGCTCCACCTACGTTAAAACAAAACGATACAAGTGCCCCAAGTTGATTTTCGTTAATGTTTGACTTTACAACGCGCTTCACCTCGTCAGAGAATAGCTTTACCTGAAAGTGCAAAAGCTTATCGGCACGATCCATTGTTATAACGTCTTTGGGCTGCACCCTCGTGCCATTTTCATAAAAGGTTGAGCCGTACCCGATTGTATTTAACCCCGCAGGGCAGATATAAGCGCGAAGTTTTAACCCCTCATATTTTCTGATTATTGCAATGCCTCTGTGCATTATTTGAATAGATTACGTAATGAAAAAATAGTAAGCAAAATAATTATAAGCCAAAGCCAAATATTGCGCGTTTGCAGTTTATCATTTTTACCTTTGATAAATTGTAATTCTGTCGCATTTTTCGTACTTATTTGCGACAACTCAGCCACCTTTTTATCACAAACATTTTGCAGGACTTGCAACTTTGCCGTGCTTTCCTGCGTTTTAATGATGTATTTTATCTGTGGTTTATCGGGAATTTTCCGAATAACCTCTTTAATTCTATCAATCACAATCGTATCGCAGTTTGCAGATAGTAAACTATCAATGAGCAAAGCCATGTTATTAATCTCGCTTTCATACTGATGCAATAAAGCTGAATCCGTAACGGTAACCGTTTCAATGGTTTCCTTTATTGGATACCTTTCGGAGCACTCCTTAGCCGCCGCCACCGGGATCTTATCCATCATGCGATGTAACTTTTTAGGGTTGGCGCATGATGCTAAAAAACAAATTATTAATATGTATCTGATCATTTTAAAAGAATGAGAGTACAAAAGCCAATGCCCCGCCCGCAATCGTATAAACTGCGTCACGGTAGTCGAATTTGCCGTAGTCCATTAAATCTTTGACCTCCTTACCTAATGCAGCGGCAATGGTAAAGCCTGCAACCCACAAAGGACAATAAGGAGCCTCAACCGCTTTGAATATGATAAGCGTAAAAATGCTAACTGTTACCCCCGCCCAAAAGTGCATCTCTTTATCCTTCTCCATTTGTGTTGGTTTTATCCTGTTTCATTGATCCGAAATAATACCCTACTACATTTGCGAGGGCACCGCCAAAAACAAACCCGCCAATCGTTAATACAAGATCATGGTTTTGCTCTGGGATTGCTTTTGATTGCAAAAGGTATAAAAGAATAAAGCAGCCGAAAACAATAATAATTGCAAGGCTGTTGCGGATGTCAGACTTTGTCAGTCTTTTTAACCATTCTGGCATAGATTTTATTTTTATAGTCTTTAATATTTTTACAGGCTCCGGGGAGGTTTTTAATGATAAAAAGTATTTGAGCAATAACCGATATAATAAATAGGGTATCATGTTTACTAAGGAAACCTACAATACTCATTATCGTTAAAAAGAAATACTCAATTTTTGCGCTCATATTCTACGGCTTTTTTCACGTGATCTTTTTCTATAATATCCAATAATTTACAAACCTTCTTACCTAAATACGTCAAAGTTTTTGTTTCGGCATTTCTTCCTAAAGCGTAGCTTATTGTCTTATCCATGTCTCCAAACTTATAACCATTCTTTTTTATCAAAGTCAGGTTAAATAATTCGGCACAAACGAGATTGCCATGCTGGTCGATTGACTTTGCTATGTGAAATAAATAAAGGTCTATTGACCTAAATAATGTCACAATTATTTGAAAAATAAAGCCAATCGGAAGCAAAACAACCGATATTAAAAGAGCTACGATCAAAAGGATAAAACCCCTCATATTTGTATCGCTTCAGCTTGCACAAATATATCATTTACCTGCGCATCCGTTAAATTCAAAACCCCTTTAATAAAATCTACTGTCGGACTTGACCTCTCTGTTTTGCTGCCATAATCCCACGCCCTTTTGGCTATGGTTTTTTGCGGATCAGTTAATTGATCGAGCGCATCCGTTACCGATTGCTCTAAATTGTTTATTGCAAGGATGGCACGCAAACGCCACGTAGGTACGTCAAAAGGCACTATCACTTCAGGTGCTGGTATTTCTTCCTGAAATTCTATAACCGCCACACCCGCCCATTCAGGATTTGCAAGGATAAAATTGTTTGCTTCATTAAGCGTTAAAAATTCAATAGTAACGCCGTCCTTTGTTATTTTGTATTTTGTTATCATATTATCTTTGTGT